TCAGCATCTTGATCCCATGCAACATCCGACTTAGGATCAAAGTCTGCATCCAGATCTACTGTAACTGCTCCAGAAGGAGCACCGCCACCAAAGACATACTGACTAGCAACTTCAAGTTGCTTTCTCCAGTAAGAAGCAGTTCCTGTAGAAAGGATAGCATCTTTTGCTTTAGATCCAGCGATAAACTTCTCAAGAAGTGTTCCAGCGTTTCCAGTGATCTTGCCAGTGTCGTCTAAGAGAACGACATGAACTTCATCGTTTCTGGAGTTTCTTGCCTCAGCATAGGAGGAAGTTCCAGGTCTGTCTCCGAGAGTATTCCAGGCAATAGTGTCGCCGTTGTTCAGAGTAATGGTTTGACTATCGAACCAGTCCTTAGCACCAGTGTAATCAACATTAGCATCATATGCCTGAGCAGCGATATAGCGAGGATCAAGTGCAGTAATACCAGCGCCAGTGAGAGCAGTCAGGAAGGCAGAAGTTGCAAAACTAGAACCGTAGGAAACAGTGCTTGCTACCCAACCGAGTTGACCAGCACCTACGCCAGACTGAACATGGAAATAAAGAGAACCAGAATTTTGGAACTCATAGACTCCACCAGGAGTGTAGTCAATTGCTGTTTCTGTGCCTGCAGCACTTACATGAGAAACAACTTTGACCGAAACTTGACCACTACCGACTTCTGTGATGACTCCCTTCAGGTAACCATCAAGCAGAGAAGTAGCACCAACACCAGCAAGAACTGTTCCTGCGGGGATTGCTTGAGTAACTCCAAGACCAACTGTCAGGTTGAGGTCGCTAATTCCGTCCTCGTATCCAGCAACAGCAGCAAGACCGCCGTTAGCAGTAGAAGAGAATCCAAGAACAGCAGTTGTGTCAATACCAGTGATGATTTGGTCAGCAAGACCATCAAGCATAGCGAGCTTGATTCCATTTGACCATGTTCCAGGGTTCTTACCAGCAACGACTACACCAGAGATTGTGTTCTCACCGTATCCCTTGTTTGTGTAGTCATCATCGCTCTTGATGGTAACGCTGCTAGCGGAACCAACGAAACCGTTCTTGAGTCCAGATTCGTTAGATCTTACCACACGGAGTACACCGCCATAAGCAAGATAAGAAGAGGCAGTAAGCCAATATTCGTAGTGATTGTTGTCCTTATAAGGAGCGCCGAAGGTCTCAAGCAGATCCGCTTCGGTTTCGATAAGGGTGGGTTTCTCGACTGGTCCTTTGGCAAAGGGGGCGACAAGACCGCCTGCTTTTGTAGAAGTAGGATCTACTCTACCTTGGGTCAGGTCAACTTCCCTTACGACAATTCCAGGAGATGCTAGGTTGAGCGGCATCTTTAACTCCCAATAGAATCCAATTTGTCTACAAGTATTTAGAGTTTAGACCATTTTCAGTGGGGAAACAGTCCATGAACACTACCAGTCTGGATACTCCCATTTATCAAATACTCTGTTGGTCATTCTGCTAGCAACTACTCTTATGATCGTACATTCTTTACACTCATACGAATATGCAGATGGTATATCTCCACGGTCTTTATGAGTTCGATAGAAGTCGTTCATGAGGTCTTTAATGACCCCACAGGTTCTGCATCGCCTCTCCTTCATGCAGAGATGACTGAACTCAAACTCCTCTTCAAAATCCATCAATAGTACTCCCACATATATGACATATCACCATAAGTAGAAGACATTTCTTTATCCACTGTCCATCTATCTCCACCTTCCATAAACGATTCATCATCCAATCCATCAGAGATAAATCCAAATGGTGCCATATCCTGTTCGATCTGTTCTTTCTGATCTTCGTAGATTCTCTTACGGACATCATTGTCCGTCATCTCTCGGAAGTAATCCTGAGCAACTAACCAGGCAAAGATAACGAGACACATTGCAAGGTCGTCGTGACATCCATCTTCTGCTTCCCACGACTGCTTCTTCTGAACAAATATTGTTAGTTCGGCAATAATGTCGTAGTCGCTAGTAATAAGTTTATCTTCTTCTACAAGTGCTTTGAGATTAGAACAACCAGTCTTCTTGACTGCGGCAGTCATCCTCACACCCATTTGTGTTTTCTTGCCACTAAATCCCGTACCAACTTGCTGACCAGCCCTGCCACGCATAGCACACATCAACATATTTTCATATTCTAGATCATATTGTAAAATTGTTGCAACTTGTTCACCAATATCGTTGACTTCCACTAATACATAGGCATTATTATATGCCTTTGCCATATCCAAAATAATATTTGGAAATAGCATTGGTTTGATCTCATTGTTTTTATATCTTGCTACAGTCTTATATGGAAACTCTGAGATATCAAAAATTACAAATGCAGAATAATCATGATCTATGCCACGCGCCGTGTCAACAGTTATAATATAATCACGATCCTTCTGTGGTTCTGTATATACCACGAGTCCCTTTCCATTGTTTTGTATTGGATCCTCAAAAACAAGATTTCTTAATTTAGATACACTAATCAGCGTATCAACAGATCCAAGGAATTCGCACTCGAACTCAACCTTGAACTGCTGCTCAGATGTGTTAGCAATGGTCTGTGCCTTCCATGCTGCATCCCTACCAGGGACCTCAGACCAGTGAACCTCTGTTGCTGTATATTCGTTCTTTCCCCTCTGAGCATCGTGCCAGTATCTGTAAAAATGGTTCATACCATGAGGGGTAGAAACCATAATTACTTTTGTTGTTTTACCAGAAGTAATAGTAGGATAAACAGAACTAAAGAATTGCTCTGCAATATGGTTTGGAACGAACGCAAACTCATCGAGGAAGATGATGTTAAACGACATACCTCGGACAGCAGACGCAGATGTAGAAGCTGCCAATATCTTACTGCCATTTTCTAACTCGATAGAACCTTTATTCCAGGATATAATACCCTGTTGCATCCATTTTGGCAAGTTCTCATACGCAGTTGCTAACCTTCCCAACAATTCTCTAGCAGTCGCTGCTTTGTTAGCAAGGATGCCAACATTGACACTATCATTAAAGACGATATAATGTAGGAGAAATGCCACGCAAGTAGTAGACTTACCAGTCTGCCGTGGCATCTTACAGATATTAAATCTCTTCTCGTGGAAGTTCCGAATCAACTTCTCTTGGAAGTCGTACATATCGAATCCAACCAGACCTTCGTCCAAAGAAACGATCTTTACATAGTTTCTGGCAAAGTATACTGGATCATCCTTACATAGCAAATACTCTTGAATATCTTCCTGAGAAAATTCTACAGCAGTATTTGCTTTTTTTAGATTAGGATTACCAAGATAAATGTCTTCAGGCATATCACTCCTTCATTTCATCCCACGAAATTTTAAGAATAGTGTAAACACACCATCCAGTAAAAGCTAATCCACAACACAGGAGAATAATCACACTCCATACAGGAGACTGCGTATCAATCATGCCTTTTACTAAATGGTTCCCAGTGTTCCCACTTGTATTTATGGATCGCCCAAATACCCATGATTGGCACAACAATCAAGGCATATCCAAGTATGCCTAGGGTGATTGGATTTTCCATCACCCACCTTGCGATTGGTCCCATTTTTCTTTAAAATACATGTCTACATTATATAAACAATCTAGAGGTGCTGTGTCTTTCTGTGTTGCCCATTCAACACAAAACCCAAGCATCATTTCAGTGACCTTGGGTACTCCATATATTCTTGAGAATGAAGATGCTGCAAAATGATACCGCTGTCTAATGTGCGGTTCCATTTCCTTTATAATCATCGGATTCATAGTAGTGTCCTTTCTTTGAACCGAAGTAGAGTGTTGTCAGCACAAATGGAATTGCAATAATTGCAAGTGCTTTTCCTAACAAGTGTTCCATTATTGGTCTATCCCAAGTTCCTTTAAGTAATCGATCCACCATTGGGGTTCTTTGTTCCTTTTCCATTGCGGAACCTCCAGTCCCTTTTCAGAATAATATTCAAATAGAGCATCATCGATAATCTGTGCGATCTCCATACTCCTCATCCTCTTCGTCAACATCTGCATATGCATTTGCCACATAGGGTCCGTGTGGTAGTTTAGATTCTTCTCTGACATACTCAGTTTCTGAATTAACGGCAGCAATCCATACAGATAATTTCATTACTATGTAGATGATTGCTAGGGGAAAGAAGCATCCGATTAAAACTAAAGTTTTAGATGTCATCTTCGTCCTCCCAGTATCCGTCAAAAGGTTCGTTTAGAAGTTCTCGATGCTTTAAAAATCTCATTGCCTGACGCAAAAGTTCTTCATCTCTGTCAGTAAAGATAATTTGCTCCTCGTTCATTTGCCTTTTAGTAACTCTTCGATTCTTCGTCTAGTTTCCTCTGATTTTTGCTTGTCACGCTCACAATGTTTATAACCATTTTTCCCATGATATATGAAATGTCCTTGGACAATCATAGTTATGCCAAAAAGAAATAATGTTAAGATTCCTATCAAATCTACAATGTTATTTTTAACCATGGCAGTAAAGGGGGAATCACCCCAATAAGTCTTAGAAGTCCCTCAGCAAATAAAGCAAGAACCACCCAACCGACGCACATACTAATGATAGAAGCATTACGGTTGTGTTGTCGTATTGCTGCATCGATCATCTCATGAACTTCGGGACGAGTAACTACGTCTTGTTGTTCATGCATCATTCTGGAAAATCCTCACCAAGTTCTTTTAATCTCTTTTCCCAGGTTATCCCACCTTCCACACCTTTGCATGGATTTATGCAGGTTTCATCACCATTCTTGTTGCAAACT